GGGATCATGAGAATATATGTCCATTAACTGCTAAAGAGCATTTTTTAGCACATCTTCTATTAGTCAAAATACACCCTAATCATAAAAGCATAATAAATGCTTTGTGGGGAATGTGCAATCAAAATAGATATGGTAAAAGATTTTTAGTAAGTTCTAGAGTATATGAATTTGCTAGATTAGCTTTTATAGAATCTATATCTGGAGATAATCACTTCAATAAAAGACAAGAAAATAGAACTAAATTGATATGGTCTGAAGAAAGAAGAGTAAGTCAATCAAAAAAGGCTAAAGGTAGAAAACTAAGTAATGAAACTATTCAAAAAATGAAAGATTTGTGGACTGAAGAAAGAAGGCTCAAGCATGCAAACAATAATCCAGCAAACACACCCTCTGCTTTATTAAGACGTAAAGAATCTATGATGGGATCAAAAAATTGGAAAGCGACTAAGGTATATCAATACACTTTAGATTATGTATTTGTAAAAGAATACGAATGTATAGCAGATGCCTTAAGAGAGTTGGGTAGTAGTTTAGGTATAGCAGCAGCGAGTAGAGGTAAAAGTAAAACAGCGGGAGGATATATATGGAGTAAAAAACCTATAATTAAAGAATAGTATGATCTACATATTTTTTATGACCCTAAATTTATAGTTCACCAATTAAACTAACATTATTACATTTATCAAAAAATAGCCCATGTTCTTAAATAAGTGCACCACAAAAGAAAGTCTTGACCAAACAAACGGTAGGGATCTCGAGTACTACCTAAACATCACTAAAGACTATAATCACGACTACACTTTCGTAACAAAACAGATAGATGGCTTTAAAGTTATAGATGATGGAGAGTTTCAATATGGAACTAAAGCTAAAATGGCAGATTTCTTCATATCGCAAGTGCAAGAGGACGCATTAGTATATGTTTGTCCAAGAACGGGATATGCTCCTTACTCTTTATGTTACTTAGCAAAGAAGTACAATAAGAAACTGTACTTAGTAATGCCAGCTTCAGAGAAAGCTTCAGAACACCAGCTCACAGCGATCGAGGAGGGAGGCATTCCACTGTTTGTAAGGATACCAGCCATGCCAACTGCAAACATATGGGCAAAGAAGTTCGCTGAGAAGATGGGAGCAAAGTACCTTCCATTTGGTCTTAAACACGAGATGGTTGTGGCAGGAGGAGTTAGAGTGTTTTACGACAACTTCAAAGACACGGACATAAAAACAATGTGGAGTGTGTTTTCCACAGGAGTTTTGTCTCGTACACTACAGATAGCTCTACCAAAAACAGAATTCAATGCTGTTGCCGTGGCCAGAAACATTCAAGAGGGAGAACTCGGTAGAGCAAACTTCTACAGCTACGATAAGGCATTCACCAAGGACGCAAGGATAAAACCACCGTTTGATTGCGTGTTGACTTACGATGCTAAGGGATGGGAAATGTTAAAAAGCCATGGGAAACAAGGAGACTACTTTTGGAACGTCGCGCCTGCTATGAGGAAGCCAAACCTAAAACCAAGCGATGTAGATTCGAATCGAGTATGGGGAGACTTCGATGACTTTAAAAAGTACTGTGATTATTAACTGAATAATAAACAACTATGATAAAGCTTACAAAAGTACTCAGCAACATAATACAGGAGTCAAAGGCTAAAAATTTCTTGGACGATCACGAAGCGATACTTTTCGAAGATAGCCGATTGTTCCAGGAATTGGCCGACCCAGAGTTCGCTTACGAATATTCTGAAACAGCGCCTGACATTTGGGAATTCAAAGATAAATACGGTAATACGTTAGGGGTTCAGTTCAACCCGTCTACGAAATATGCGGACGCCTATTACCTTATGACAGATCTAAATGGTAGAGAAGTTAGAGTGTTCGATTACGAATCAGTAAAGGATAAGGTAGATCCAAATTATTTTCAGGGCGGATCCGACCAACACAGATCGGACACAATCTGCAAGATACTTTTGGACGAGATAGTGCCTAAATACCTTTTGAGCAAGAAACCATCGATAGTAAAGATGCACCCAATAAACGAGTACAGATTTAACATATTTTGGAAGTGTACAGAGGTTATCAAAGCCAAGTACCAACAACTAGAGATTAAAAAATTGGGTAAGGAGATTTCAATAGTTCACAAATAAGTTTAAGAACAGACTAAGAAACAAAATCACGAAAATAAAAACAAAAGTTGTAAATTACAGTTATGAAACAGAAAGATAAAAATATACTAGAACACGCTCATGAGATTATTTACGAAAGAGCCGAGGAATCAGCAAGAAAGTACGGACCTTTTTCACAAGGTATGGAAAAAGTAGCACAACTATCAAGTATAATGTGCAATAAAGACATATCACCAGAAGATTGTTATAAAGTACTAATAGCCCTAAAACTGTCTAGAGAGTCGTACAATAAAAAGTATGACAACGTATTAGATGCAATTTCATATATGGCTGCTATGTACAATCACTTTAAAGAGGAATACGATAAAACAAAATAAAAGTTATGACTTACATTATTACATTTATGGGAGTAGCTCTTACGCTGTTCCTAGCAGACGTGTGTTGGGCACTTTACTTCATTAAGATCGAAGAGAGAAACAGCTTCATGTCAGGTATTTATGGATCTCTCATTTACCTATTCGGTGCGTTTGCTGTAACCCAATACACAGAAGACAAGAGTTTTATAATCGCAGCGGTGATAGGGGCTTTCTTTGGCACCTACGTAACTGTTGAATGGAAAAGAAAAAAGGACAAAAAAGAAAAACGCTAATATGGAAAGACTAAAAATGAAATTAATCAAGTGGGTATCAAACGCTTTAGGTTACGAGGTAGCGATGATCAAAACTGTTAAGGGCGATTTACCCAAAAAAATGCCTGGAATTTTTATAGGTGGAAACCAAAAGATGCGTAAGTATTTTGATAAAGCTGGGTACGTTCTTAATTTGCAACCAATGAAAAGGGACTATAAAGGAACTTTCAGAGATTTCGCACCGAGAGAACCTTTAGAAAAAGTCACACTTTCTGATCTGTACACACTCGGAATACATGTTGATCCGTTCTCAGAAGAAGAATTAAATTATTTTAACGAACAATCACAACAAATAAAACAAACATGAAAATCAAGTTAATTAGAGACACAAAACAGCCTTCCAGAGGCACACCAGGCAGCGCTGGTTTAGATGTATTTTTACCTAATGATTACCCTTACGAAACCATTACTCTTAAGCCAGGAGAGTCTGTGCTGATCCCAAGCGGCATTGTTGCTAACGTTCCTGATGGATACGCAATGATAGCTTTCAACAAGAGCGGGGTAGCTACAAAACAGGGCCTAATAGTAGGTGCACAGGTGATAGACAGCGACTATACTGGTGAGTGGCACGTACACATGATCAACGCTTCAGATAAGGACCAAGTGATTACCAGAGGCCAGAAGATCGTTCAGTTTCTTCTTATTCCTGTTAACATGACTGAACCGATAGAGATTGTTGATGAACTGCCAAGCAAAGACACGCAAAGGGGTGATGGAGCTTTTGGATCGACGGGAGTGTATTAATACTATGGAAAAACAAAAAAGATTAGATGGTGTGTACATGACCATGGCCATTGCTGTATCGACTCTTTCACATTGTCAAAGGAGTAAAGTGGGAGCCATACTTGAAAAAGACGGTAACGTAATGAGTATGGGTTATAATGGAACACCAGCTGGCATGGACAATTGTTGTGAGGACGCTGATAATAAGACAAAGAGTTTGGTGCTTCACGCAGAAATGAACGCAGTGATAAAAGCTGCTAAGACTGGAAACGCAGTAAAGGACTCGACACTTTACGTCACACTCTCACCCTGTGTGGACTGTGCCAAATACTTATTGCAATCCGGAATCCAGAGAGTTGTATATTTGAATGAGTACAGAGATATGTCAGGAGTAGAACTATTAAAACAATTCATAAAAGTAGAAAAACATGAACACATCAATCAATAGCGAACAGTTTATAAACGCAACCCACGCTTTTGAGTCGCTATACAAAACTATTATGCTGTGGGGAGAAGACTTCGCTGGTACCAAAGCTTTATTCAACGTTAGCTTTAGCCTGTTAAACCCAAGCGATAAGGTAATCACAACCCCAGAAAGGAAGTTCAAGATCTCATACGCTGAGTACGAATACGATTGGTACAAGTCTGGCAATCGTGACGCATCAGAGATCTCAGAGAGGGCGAAGATATGGAAGAACATGATGATTCCTGGAACGACTGAAGCAGTATCAAATTATGGGTTTTATTGGGGATACGATAAACAGTTAGATAGGGCTATAGAAGAGCTGAAGAAGAATCCACAGAGCAGACGAGCGATGGTCGTACACTATCACCTTGACGAACTTGACAACCACCAGTACGATACCCCGTGTAACCTAGTGCTACACTTCAACCTAAGAAAGGGTAAGTTAGACGTGACTGTATTGGGGCGATCTCTAGATTGGTGGTACGGGTTTGGGAACGACCAGTACTGTTTCGCTAAGCTAATGGAAGAGGTAGCTGGGAGGCTAGAAGTAGAAGTGGGAGCCATGCACTGGCACGTTATCAATGTCCACCTTTACGAGAGACACTGGAACAAGAACGTATAAATAAACAAAATAAAAGTTATGACAACAAGACTACCAAGAGAATTCTTAGAAGAGCAGTTGGCAAAGTTAACACCAGCTTCTTACAATCCCTATTATTGGCACCGTAGGTATAAGGCAAAAGAAGAACTGAGTAGCAAATACCCGCTGTACGAGAGAATAGTTCACGGTGACTTCGACCATTCCGAGTACTATTACCAGGCCGAACACGAAATGTATTTGTTAGAAGATAAGCTTAAGACGTGTAAAAACTTAGAGGAAGAGCACGACGCTAGACAGCTGTTCATGGAAAGACGACGTAAGCTGTTAGAGGACTACGAGAAAGAGGAGAGAAAGAGGGTGGAAAAGCTTACGAATGCTTTTGTTAAAACTTTTTCTGTTAACAAAGATCAACTAGAAACTATAATGGATACGTTTGACGGAAGTTTGTTAGATTTATATAATTACATAAAAAACAGAAAATATGAACAGTAACGCGACATCGCCAAAATTAAACATCACTATAGACAAGACCACTGGAGTGGTTTGCGAACAGTGTGGGTGCAACGTATTCACAGAGGTACTCATGCTCAGAAAGGCTTCTAAATTCATTACAGGTACCGCACAAGACGCTTTGATTCCCATTCCAGTATTCGCATGCGCAAAGTGTAAACACATCAACGAAGACATGCTATCTCCTGATCTTAAAAATGTGGAGGAATAAAATATGGGAGACTACAGAAGCGAAACATCGTCTATCATATTCGATAGCTCAAATTCCAGGACAATACTAAAGACGGATTCAATAGTTGATTCAGTAATCGATTCTTTCGTTAACAGAGCAAGTTTTGGAAAGAAGAAGTACGGAACAGACCTCGACAGAAACGATCTAAGTCTTCACGAGTGGATAGAGCACATGCAAATGGAATTACAGGATGCGATACTATATTTAGAAAAAATTAAAAAGGTTATAGGTGGAAAAAGCTAAACTGAACATTAACTTCTCGTATCAAAAAAGTGTGTCGTATAGTCAGTTCTCCATGTATTCCCAGTGCGAATACCAGTGGTATTTGGCTTACGTAAAGAAGAAAAAGGTTTTTAAGCCTGGAATCCACCTCTTATTTGGTAATTCTCTGCACGAAACGCTACAGAACTATTTGGAAGTCATGTACAACCAATCGATAACTGCTGCGAACGAGATCAATCTGTCCGAGTACTTGGAGACTAGAATGATAGAGAACTATAAGAAGGACTTAGAAGACAACAACAACGAACACTACACAACAAAGGAAGAGATAAAGGAATTCATAGAAGACGGTATAGCTACTTTAGAGTGGTTCAAGAAAAATAGGGCGAAGTACTTTTCAAAAAAGGATACAGAGCTTGTAGGTATAGAAATTCCAGTGCTACAGTCGGTGACAGACTATAGTCCTAACGTATTGTTACAGGGTTACATAGACTTCATACTCTATCACAAGAACACTGACACTTACACCATATACGACATTAAGACCTCTACCCGTGGTTGGACAGAGAAGGAGAAGAAGGACACGACCAAACTAAGTCAGATACTACTTTACAAACACTTCTATGCCAAAGCTCTAAACATAGACCAAGACAAGATAGACGTAAAGTTCTTCATAGTAAAGAGAAAGGTGTACGAGAATTCTGAGTTTCCGATCGCTAGGATACAGGAGTTCGTACCGGCAAACAAGACAAGAAAAGTCAAAGACGCGTACAACAGACTAGAGAATTTCATAAAGGAGTGCTTTACTCCAGATGCAAAGTACAACACGGACAGAGTTTACAAAAAGAACTTAGACGGTTGTAAGTGGTGCCCATACAGAGACACTCCAGACTTATGTAACAAAACAAACGAAGAATAATTGTATATTTCTATATTTCTATATATTTATAATAAAAGAATATGGAAAACAAATTTTCAACAACAACAGTAAAGATGCCTGAAAAAATGTATCAGGACTTTAAAATAATGGGAGTTAGGACTTCGATAAACTTTCAAGACTTGGTAAACAGATCGATGTTTCTTTACATGACAGATTCAGATTATCGTTACAAGATCCATCAAACCTATAATACTCACTATACGGGCAGCGAACTTATGAACGCGATAAAATAATATTTGTTAACAATTGTATACATTTTAAAATTAGACATATTTATTAATAGATGAAACAAGACAGACAGGCTATATTAATCGATAAAAATCTTCACAATGAACTTAAAAAGCATTGTAAAGATAATGGTTTAGTACTTAAAGCGCTTGTTGAAAAATTAATAAAAGATGGATTATCAAAGAGTATACAATCTAATATGCCAACGAGCTAAGTTAGAACAAGAAAAAAGGATTTTTGAAAGAAAAAATAAATTAGTATATTATGAATCTCATCATATAATTCCAAAATGTATGGGAGGGTTGGGAAATTGTAATAGTTGGAAACACGATAACATAGCATTACTAACAGCTAGAGAGCACTATGTTTGCCATTTACTGTT